CTATAAAAATTTTACACCTTTTAACTGCTCATTATCAGTGTCAATGAGTTTCTTCATAACGTGTAAATAGATCTCCCGTGTAATAGCACTGTTATCGTGCCCGAGCCGGCGGGAGATGGTATCAATGTCTACTCCGTTCGCCATCAGCATAGATGCGTGCGTATGCCGCAATGTGTGCGGAATGATCTTCCGGCCGAGAACGGATTCCGATACCTCTCGTAAATACTTATTATAGGCTCCGTATGACATGCGGTCTCCGGAAGCGTGATAGAACAGATGTGTAGTGCTGATCCCGGCCTGAAGCTTATTCTGCTTACTCCATAACCGGTATTCCTTTAACATTGCCTCCAGCTCCGGCTGAATAAATACATCCCTGGTCGAAGTAACCGTTTTCGGAGACGTTATGATATGATTCACAACATCATACGATTTTGTTACATGAACATACATATCATCAACATCAGAGTCTTCAAGTGCGATAGCTTCACCTATTCGAAGCCCCGACAGAGAGAGAAACAGGGTGAGATAGTACCACTGCATCTTATGCGTGCTCCGCATGTAATCGAGCAGGGCCTTCAACTCCTCTGTCTCCAGATATTTATCTTTGATCTTTTCCCGGTGTGGGACATCCTTAAAGCCTTTTAACTTCTTTATCAGATCTGTATTATCACAATAGTCATTTTCATATCCCCAGCTGATCATAGCCTTGAATCTCCGGATGTATTCGTTCATAGTGCCCGGAGCATAGTCATGAGACAGTAGGACATCCTTGATATATTGAGATGTCAGATTGTTCACAATAGCATCATGACCGAACAGATCAAGCAGGTGAGAGAGGGTCCGCCGATTCCGAACGGAAGTGGAAGGCTTTACGGTCTTTTCCTGATATGCCATATATGCAGCAAAGAGGGTATCCAGAGTCGTGTTATCGTTTCCCAGTGTCGGCATGATGCTTTCGATTTTCTTCGCCAGCTCTGCCTGCGCTATCTTACGATTGGCAGCAGTGTCTTTACCATCCAGAGTGATGGATACCTTTTTGTCCTTCTGGGTCAAAGGATCCTTATACCGTTCTGTGTATTTGATTTTTCCCTCTCTTGGTATTTCACTCCACATAATATCCCTCCTTTAGACGATCAGTAAAATGCTAAAGTTGCACCGGTGCAACCGATTATGATCGTATCTGCAGTTTTGCAATCAGGGCATCTTTCAGAACCCTTGAATAGTTAATTCCATAGCTTTCGCATGCGGTATTTAACCATGCAGGGATTGTAAGAGTCTTTTTGACCGGTTTATCTCCATATTGGCGAGCAAATTCATCAAGATCGACACAGATCAGATTCACAAATGCTGCGTCCTCATCTTTTTGAACAGATTCAATCGGAGTTGGATCTGGTAAACGCTCCCCATCCTGAAGAGAGGTAAACAGGTAAGAACCACAAGCTTCCTGAGCCATAGAAAAGGCATCGGAAAGATTGTCACCGAATGTTGCAAGGTCATTTAAGTCAGGAAAGATAACGGAGTACCGCCCATCATCTTCCGGATAAAACACTGCCGGATAAATGTAATTCATAATAATGCTCCTTTCTATTTGTGGGGCAGGCCTCTATTTGAGACCTGCCTGTTTCAGTATGGAGTTGACAACCTTTTGAGGGATGTCACCCCGATGATTCGGAATAGTGACCTTTCCCGGTTTGGCAGGATGTTTGTATTGATGATGTGAACCTCTCACATCTACTAACGTCCAACCGTCATCGAGGATTATTTTTTCAATCTCTCGAAATCTCATTTGTATTGTTTCCTCCTTACATGATTATGATAACACGTATAATACGTGCTGTCAAGGAGAAATAAAAAACCAAGGTGCAAAATGTGCCCTGGTTTTCTATATAAAATTCATTCAGAAAATGAATTAAAAAAATCTTCTTCGGATATTATTTTTACCTTGCCGCCAGATAATTGTATTTCTTTTGCTTTCTTGATTTTGGTACCATAATTACCACAACTCCAATCTATACTGCCTAAAGAACCTACAACTAAATAATCAGTTTTTCCGGATACTGATTTCCTTACAATTCCGCCATGCTCACTAATTAATTTTTCCACATCGGCTTTTTCACCAAACTTAAAATTACCGGTTAAACATACAGCTTTTCCGGCTATGTTTATGTTACTTACAGAATCCGCAGAAGGAGATATAAAATCGTTGAACAATTGAAGCATTTCATCTAACTCAGATTGCTCTAAAATACCATCTTCGAGAGATGACGCAACTACAGTAGAAATACGATCATACGGAAATTGTCCATCAAGATATTTATTATTGTTTAGCCAGTTATTTAAAGAAAAAACCTCATCATCTGTAAGAACCTGGTCGGAGATGATGCCCTGTAGGAGGGAGTTTAATTCTTGAAGTGCCTTAGTTTGACTCGTGTTATAGATATGTCTTTTTTTGGAGGAGTCGATAGTTGTTGCAATTTCAGAAGGTGTAAAATCAAGTAGTTTTTCATAACAACTTTTAGTGATTTCACAATCTCTCAATGCACGATGACTGCCGGAAGTGTCTATTAAAAAGTATGCAGCTACATTAGAAAGAGAGACTTTTGGGAGAAAATTCATTTTTCTTTGAGCAATGTGTAAAACGTCAATATAATCATTGTTAAATGAGTAGCCAAGCGATTCTGCAATGCGCCTTACAACCGGAATATCATAGGATGCTATATTGTAACCAATAAGCTTATTTTTACCGATGAATTTAAGAAATTTAGGTAAAATAACATTGATTGTTGGCTGATTTTTTAAAAGCGAATCAGTAATATGATGAACTTCAATGGATCTTGGATCCAAAGGTCCTTGGGGTTTGATGAGGTGATCAAATGTATCGACTATTTTTGTTCCTTTGACTTTGATAGCAGATAGTTCGATGATTTCAGCTTCTCTAGAACTAAGACATGATGTTTCGATATCGAATACAATATAATCACAATTTGAATTTGATTGAAATAAGAACATAAAATTCCTCCTCGACTTTATTGAACTAAGTATTTGAGATTTAATTTTTCTCCTTTCCTCTATGGTTTAAAAATAAGTATACATGAGACTTTGTAAAAATCAAGAGAAAAACGGCAAATAAAGTCGAAAAATATCTTGCAAATTTGAAGTGGATGGAGTAACATCTAATCATACCTTTATTTTATTTTTATTCATGGAACCGTGGCACCGTCGGGGTCACATTAATGCACAAATCCTCTTTATGGGGTCGAGCTATGCGTGTTGAAGTATAGGTACAATTGAAAATAAAGAGAAAAAAGACAGATTCAACTCGGATCTGTCTTTTTTTGTGCGAAAAAAGGAAATAAAACGGAGAGCTTTGTTGTTAAATACCAGGAAGGGAGGGAATAACGATGACACAAAAGGAATTAAAAGATGCCATCATTGCAGTGCTCAAGCGTTGCAACGATAAAAACGCATTAAGAGCAATCTTGGAATTTGCCATTAAGATGGCGCGGTAAGAAGAGGGAAGAGAAGAAGACGTTACCATCAGGTAGCGTCTTCTTCTTTGTACCGCTTTATAAGATTGTCTATGTATTTCCGCACAATATCACGTTCATCCGGCTGAAGCTTGGCATATTCGATCAGGCAGGATGTAACAAGCGGATCGTCGCTCAGCTTAGAAGCTGCAATCATGTAGTCGTTTTCATTTGGATCCTCTCGGAACATGGGACCATTTCCCGTTTCCAGCCATCCGGGGTTTACATTGTATTCCCGGCAGATGGAAAGAAACATCTGATCGGTCAGATTACGGTCACCACTTTCAATTTTAGAAATGGCAGTCTTCCCGACACCCAGTCTTGCACCAAATTTTTCTAACGTCAAACCCAGTGCCTTCCGCAATTCCTTAACTCGTTCATTCATGGCAAACACCTCCTTACAACAAGTAAGATACCATAGGCTCGGCATATAGTCAATAAATAAAAGTTGGCAAAGCCAACAAAAAGGTATTGACAAGTTGGCAATGTCTAAATATAATATTGGCAAAGGCAACAAGAAAGGAGGCGAGAAGCATGGAAGAGAAAAAGAAAATCATGGAGGAAATCTCCAATATGACCAAGAACCTGAAGGAAGATGATCTGCAGAAACTCAAAGGCGTGATTATTGGTATCCGGTTAGCCCGGAGCGAGAAGTCAGACATTGAGGTAGCAGGATAGGAAGGAGGAATGACACATGGCAATAGTGACGAAGTTATATGCCATGTCGGGGCTGAAGATCATCAAGACTAAGGCCCAGATCATGGAGGAATTCGGAATGTCAGCGAGAACGGTGGATTCCCGACTGACAGAAATCCGGCAGGAGATGAGGAACGGAGGCAGATATGCAGGATATGAATACACCATAGGTGGATCAGGCAAGTACACACTGATTAATTATCTGGTATTCGTAGACCATGAGATGCACCGAGGATTGCTTACTCAGAAGAATCTGAGGAAGAACCTTCCACCGTACAACCCGGCGAAGATAGCACAGGAACTGGCGATGTACGCAGATAAGGAGCTGGCGCTGGAAAGCGTAAGAGAATAAGGAGGGCATAAGGTGAAGGTAATTTACAGGATAGCCGGGACAGGCTTCCTGTTGAGCGCAATGGCGCTTGATAGTGAGAGCATGATCCCAGCATGGATATGTGCCGGTTGCGTGGCATTGCTGGCCATTGGATTGGCAAAAAACCAAAAGTTGCACCGGTGCAACAGAGAGGAGAAGCATGATAGAGGAAATCATATTAGATCTGCTGAACAGGATCCCGGTAAGGGAGCTGAAACAGCGGTATAAGGAAGAAAAGAAAAGCTACATACTACAGGATGGCCGGGTTGTGAAGGTCATCCAGGAAATATGAATCGGACATGCTTCAAATGCAGGTATGAGCAGGAAGGCTGCCGGAGCTGGCATGACTGCCGGAAACCGGACGGACATAACTGTCATATTACAGGTAGATGCTCATTCTGCATCAACGAAGCCTGCCCGAAGGCAAAGAAAAAAGCATAAAAAAAGACGCTCGGTAAAGCGTCTTTCCGGCAACCTTGAGAGGTAACCAAAACCCTATATATAGTGTACCTCTAAAGGGGCGGAAAGTCAAGAAAAACAGGGGCTTCTGCCCCGATTTAATACCTCGTTCAGGATATTAAAGTTAGGTATCCGGACAGGGAGGAGGTGACACTGTATCTACGTTAGAACTGAATATGACTGTGGGTGGGTCAAACAGATCGAGTTGAGGTATCCGGGGCGGTATGGTGCTCCCGGGTGTCCAAGGTCGAAGAAGAAGGAACGGACTCCGGAGCAGATCGAGAGACAGAATGAGGTGAACCGGATCAGGAGGTTGCAGAGAATCATCCTTGCGAACTTCCGCCCGGGAGAGTCCTGGCATCTGACTCTGGGATATGGCGATGATAAGCCGGAGACCGTGGAGGAAGCGAAGAAGCGACTGAGGAAGTTCCTTGCACAGATGAGAAAGGCTCTGAATGCGGCAGGGATGGATTTCAAGTGGATTGCCGTGACGGAGGTCGGAAAGCGAGGAAAGGCCTTTCATCATCATCTGATCATTGAGGACCTGGACGGGATCCATCGGCTGGTGAAGCGGCTATGGGCGTATGGCCACGATCACTGGTCGGACGTCTATGAGAAAGGCGAAATGGAGCGACTCGCCAGCTATATGGTCAAGAAGGAAACGAAGGAAGACCCGGATGGAACTCCGTTCCGGGGGACAAAGTATACCCACAGTCGCAATAACCTGATAATACCTCAGCCGGAGCGGCAGACGATGAAGCGGCGGACATGGCCGGAAGAGCCACGGGTGCCGAAGGGCTGGGAGTTGATAAAGGACAGCCTGTATGACGGTGAGAACCCGGTCACAGGTTATCCGTATAGGCATTACAGCCTGAGGAGAATAGTGAAGAAAGGAGAGGATAGATATGCTGGTGACCGTATACGTCGAAAGCGGTATAAGAGGTCCGGCTAGGCGGTCAGGAGCCGGGACTTGGCTGGTCGAGTACATCCGGAAGGATGGAACACCGGAGACGCGACCGGTGGATCCGGCGGATGCGGTAACATGGCTCCCGGACACCACGCAGGCAGCGCTGGAATTGAATATGCTGATTGACGCGCTTTCAATTCTTACGAAACCGTGCGAAGTCCGCATAAATACCGAGTGTGAGCACATTTTGAACGTGTTTGAAAATGGATGGCTGGAGAAGTGGAAGGAAAGCGACTGGAAGACGGCAAAAGGGAAGCCTGTGGCCAATGCGGAGCTGTGGCAGCAGTTGAGTGAATACATAGATGTGCATGAGGACGTGCTGGTAGAGAAAGGCGAGAACAGCTATCGGAACATCATGCAGATGGAGATATTGAAAGAAGAAAAAAGGAGGAAGAAAAATGGAACGGATATACATTAGCGGCCCGATCACAGGGCATGAGGACTATCTGGCAGAATTTGCTTTGATGGAAGACAAGGTGAAAGCGAGATTTGACGGAAAGGTGGAAATCATTAATCCGGCAAGAATATGTGCGAATCTTCCGGAAAGCACGGGCTGGGAGGAGTATATGAATATATGTCTCGCATTGGTGGAAATGGCAACGGTAATCTATATGATGCCGGGATGGAAGGAGAGCGCTGGGGCCTGCGTAGAATATGGCTATGCGAGAGCTCTGGGCCGGAAAATCTATAACGTGTAAAGCTGCAAGTCAAGGAGGAACGGAATATGGAAAAGAAATTTGGAACATTTAAGACGGTTGATGAACTGAACAGGGCAGCAGAAGCCCAGAAAGCAGAAGGAGACCGGGAGGCACTGTATGCACTGGCCGAAGAAAACGGACTGGATAAGGAGTCTGTAGATGAATTCATGGAAGATGATGTGAAATTCGCATATCCGCTGGAAGCTGCATGCGGGAAATTGGACATGGAGATGAAAGAAATCCGTACAGACGAGATCATATCGGACTGGATCGATTATATCCGGCAGTGCTGTGTGGATGTGGAAGGATTCAGCGAGAAGGTCTTTGATCCGGATAAGACATTAAAGGGATGTCTGGCATATCTGCTGAAATGGTCATTCGACAATATGTATGAGATTGATAAAGAAATATGCAAGGCAGCAGGATGTGCCTGCCTGACTGTGAAGGTCGGAGAACCGGGCATGCGGACAGCCAAGCGGCTGATCCGGGAATATTACGAGGGGGTGCAGGAGGATGAGAGCATTTAAAGGCTTTAATGCGAACCTGACGTGCACGAAGGGCAACGGGACATATCAGTATGAACCGGGCAAGACGTACTACACGGATGCATCACAGACGGCAAGGACCGGCTTTCATTGCTGTGAGAATCCAGTAGATTGCCTGACATGGTACGGACTGCCGCTTCAGTCACAGATCCATGCAGATGGCAGCAGGATCTTTGTAGTAGAGGCAGAGGGTGACATAGACGAGATAGACGACAAGATTGCCTGCACACAGCTCACGCTGATGAAGGAGCTTAGATTGAAGGCATTAGTTCTTGAAATTGTAAAATACATCATAACCCATCCGCTCAGAGACTGGGAAGGAAAGGGAAAACTGTACGAAATAGAAAAAGACATAGCAGAAGCCCTAGAAGATGGCTTTGCAATCGCCAGAGGGGTAAATCCAAGGGCGAAAGGGAAAAAGGGTGCGGTGCTGGCTGTGCTGGTAGAGGACCCAAAACAACCAGATCGGTTCCTGACCGCAAAGGTTGGAACGGTTGGAATAGAACTTCAACCGGATACATGGTATACAGCGTTTGACGGAAAGTGGGTGGAGCTATGAAGAAGAAAATGGTTGAGAAGCTTCAGCCGACCGGCACCCGAAAATCCGGAAATGTAGTAACGACGCAGTTCAAGGATGGAATACTGATTCTTAATCTGTACAAGGATAAGAAGCTTCATGGCAGGTACTGTATGAACGTGGAAACCGGAGAACATGCGGACATTGATGAAAAGAATAATTGGGAAACAAGAAAGCTGGAGAATATCATAGGCTGCAACATATATACACCGTGGTCGGCCATAAAGAAAAATATCCGATTCGATTCAAAAGAAGACGAGGAAAGGATCATCGAAAAGCTGGCATATGAGACAGACGGAAGTCCGTGGGACATGATCGAATCAATGGAGTCGAGATATAACATTGATTGCAATTCTAAAAAGGAGTATTTGAAACAAAGGCGAATTGAGGAAGAAACCAATGCAATACCGCCACTTCCGGATATGGACGACTGGGTGAATGAGATGATTGGCGGGAAGGACTACGCATTTCGGGATAGAGAAAGCGGCGAATACTGCTGTACAGCCTGCGGAAAGACATATTCCATTACAGAAAAATGGAAGAATAACCAGAAAGCAATCTGCCCTGCTTGTGGGAAGGAGATCATAGTAAAAAAGCTGGCAAAGCGGATCTATGTACCGGCACAGGTGATGATCATTCAGAACGTAGATGAATATCGGACGGCAATCAGTTTTGTGGATGTCAGGATGGAATGGGAGGCAGGATCAAAGAGGTACCTGAATGAATCGGTAGCAATGGTGATCATGGCATACAAACAGAGGCACAAGCTCCGCAGGGGCATATCATACAGGCTGTATTTCAATCAGAGCGCCAAGCTGGATGATTTTGGAGATGAGCGATACAGAGGATATTACGGCTGGACACGTAGGGATGGATATTGGGATGGGAATCCGGCCAGTCGGAAGACTACCGAGTGCTATCTGTATCCCGAAGGGGTGGAAGCTCTTGACGGAACAATATATGAACGCTGGACGAGGATTTTCAAACAAATGGCAGCAGGGCACCAGCCATTCTGGTATAACAACCTTTTGATGTCGTGCTACGTCGAACAGGATTTAACAGCGATGGTGGAATATCTGTACAAGGGAAGGTTCTACAGAATGCTGAAGACTGTATCGGGATCAATCTGGCCGAGAATGACATGTGGAATGACATGGGAGCAGATATCCTATGACGGCGAGCTGAATCCGGAAGGAGAGACAATCGAAGAGGTATTTAACATCAATGACCGCCAGGTGATCAACCGAATCCGGGATGTAAACGGAGACATGAATACATACAGATGGCTGAAAGCTGCGCATGAATGTGGCTGGAAAATTTCACAGGAGACGCTGGAATGGCTGAATAGAAACAATATATCAGCCAGAGGCGTAGGGTTCATCCTGGGGAAGATGTCGCTGCAGCAGATCATGAACTACGTGAAACGTCAACAGAAAGAGTCCTATCCGGATGCAAGTGCCAAATTAGTGCTGAATCAATGGGAAGACTACATGAGAATCTGTGAGATTCTCAAGAAAAAGACGGATGATGAGATGGTATACAGACCGAGAGAGCTGAAAAGGAGACATAATGAGGCGGTAGCGGAACGGGAAGAACGAGAAGCAGAGATTGTGGCAGATGAGTATTCAGAGAAATATGGAGAAGCTGAATCGGTGCTTCGAGAAATCAAAGGAAAATTCGAATACACTGGGGAAGACTTCTTCATCAAGGTACCGGATCGGATCGTAGATATCGTGGTGGAAGGCAGATGCCTGCATCATTGTGTAGCGTCCAGCGACCGGTATCTTGAAAGAATGAAAAACAATGAAACGTATATCTGTTTCCTCCGGAAGGCAGCAGAACCGGATACACCGTATTACACGATTGAGGTCGAGCCGGGTGGCACGATCCGTCAGCACCGGGGATATTTAGACGAGGAACCGGAATTTGACAAGGTGAAGCCGTTCCTGCAGGAGTGGCAGAGAGTGATTAAGCAGCGCATGAAAGAAGAAGATCATGAGCTGGCAAGGATATCCCGTGAAAAGCGGGAAGCGAACACAGAGGATCTGATCCGGAAGAACAATCTGAAAGTCCTAAAGGGACTGGAAGAGGACTTCATGGATGCAGAAGCAGTATAAGGAGGAGAATATGGAGATAACAAACGGATACTATAGTGGGACGATGCCGGTACAGACATATAAAGAGTTCAAAGGGCTGGTAGACAGAGAATTTGAAATAGAATCAGAAAGCTTTGTACGATTAGGGTACTACTTAAGATGTGCGGAAAATTCGAATATCCTGTATGAGTCTGGATATAAAAGCATTTTTGAATTTGGCGAGAAGGAATATGGATTAAAGAAAGATGTTGTATCAAGATATGTCAATATCAATAAGCGATTCAGCGAAGGCGGCTTTTCCAGTGTATTGAAGAAGGAATTTCAAGGGTATGGAAGGTCGAAGCTGGCGGAGATGCTGACACTCCCGGACAATTTGATTGAATTAATGACTCCGGATATGACAAGGGATGAAATCATAGAAGTCAAGAAAGAATATGCAGAAGAACAGGAGACGTCAGACATTGAGCTGGCGATCGAGGCAGCAGAACAGCCGGAAGAGGAACAGGAAGCTTCGATGATGGAGCGATTCATGTTCGAGTTTTTTAAGCAGCAGCCGGAGGAATACATTTATATGCCGAAAGATTCACGGAGCATCCGGGAATATCTGAAGCCGGGGGATAGCCGACTGATCATCTGCAGAATCCCTGGAAAAGGCAAGTGGATGATGAGCCTGACGGATGCGGAAGAGATCAAGCTGTCAGACATGCGGCAGGGCGAAACAGTGAATACAACCTGGAGCGAGCTGATCAAATACGTGCAGAAGATCACACCGGAGGGATATCGGAAACAGCAATGGTGTGATCTGTACCACATGCCTTATCCGGAAGAGCCGGAAAAAGAACCAGAAAAGGTGCAGGAGAAAAAGAAGAAAGTAAAGGTAGATGTTGTAAAACCGAAAAAACCAAAAGTTGCACCGGTGCAACCAGTCAAAGTGGAGGTCGTTCCGGGAGTAGAAGCAATCATTGAGGATGAGGAGAAGGCATCTGAGGCAGCAGAGCAGGAGATAAAGAAAGCGGAAATCATGGCGGTGCCGGAGCATACAGAAGAGCCGGAAAGCCTTGAAAAGACCGAGAGTGAGGCTATCACGGAAGAATCATATAAGGAACGTATGAATGAACTCAAAACAGCCGGCAGATTGAAATTGAATGAGATAAATGAATGCATAGCTATGAATCTGTTCATAAAAGCGATACTGCACATCAAAGAGGCGATGATCTTAATTGATCAGATGGAAAAGCTTGATAATCTGCCAATCATTGAGGAGGGATAACATGTCAAAATTGAGTAAAGCAACCGACTTCTCAAAACGGGAGCGGGAACGGATCAAAGCAAGAGACCAGTATTGCATCTTCTGCAAAATGGGATATCACATGAATGAATGCCGGGACAGCTATCTGTTCCGGATGCAGGAGATCATGCATTATATCCCCCGATCGCATCAGGGCCTGGGAATCGCCCAGAATGCCGCCATGGGATGTAAATTCCATCACGAAATGCTGGATAACGGAAATCAGGGCAGAAGGGAAGAGATGCTGAAGCTCTTCCGGGAATACCTGCAGCGTCACTATAAGAACTGGAATGAAGAGGATTTGAAGTATAGAAAGTACAATTTCTGAAAGGAGAAACAATATGTTTATAAAAGCAAGTGCATTTAAGAAGTTAGCAAAAGATTCATGGGAGAGAGGAGTTCTGGTCTTAAGCCGGAAAGCGGATACCCTGTTAATCCAGGGCGCAAGCTGGATTATAGCGGCTCAGATTGACGTGGTGCCGAATAAGATCCGGGCCATTCTGGTTGAGATGTGTGGATTCCTGCCGGATGAAGGGCAGACCTTCCGTGCGGCAAAAGGGTATGAAAACCAGTACGAATTTGAACAGACAATCCGCTGGGATTGGATCGACCGTGCCAGAGAAGACGGAAGGATACAGCTGAGGATAACAAGAGCAGCATGGCAGACACGTTCAGGAAGGGTAATGCGGATAGTCAAAGGAACAGACACGATATTCCTTCCGCAGGAGAGCCTGGATGCGATATCCCCGGATGCAATGGTAGAATGGGAAGACGCAGTCCAGGGACCATATGAATTTGTCGATCGAGGAGCATTCTGGCTGAATTCGTATGGAACGGCAATATTCATGAAAGGACTGACAAAAGATGATGAGGCAGCAGCTGAATACCTAGATGGGATGAAGGGAATGGAAGTGATTGACTGATGAAATGTGAAAGATGTATCTGGTGGGTGCATATCAGTGATGCCCCACCAGGGGTGATGGAATGTTGTTGGAGGCCGAGGGAGAACGAAGAAATAAGACCGTGTGAGGAGAAGGATGATGAGACAGTGCAGTAAATGTGTATACAGATGCAAATTAACAGGAGGAGCATTCTGTCAGTTCATCCTTGTCACAGGTCACATGAGGCCATGTGATGCAGACAACTGCACGGAATTTGTATACGGAAAGGAAACAAGGCTGCCTACGGACAACCTATACGCATTTCAGAAACGGCAGTGGGAGAAGCGGAATAAGAGAAAGGAGATAGAATGAACAAGATAATTATAATGGGTCGGCTGACCAGGGAACCGGAAGTGCGATGGTCGCAGGGAGCGACTGCAACAGCCATCGCAAGGATATCGGTTGCAGTGGACCGGAAGTGGAAGCGGGAAGGAGAGCCGGAGGCGGACTTCTTTAATTGCACAGCATTTGGGAAACAGGCAGAATTTATCGAGAAATATCTGCATAAAGGAACAAAGGTCCTGATATCCGGACGGGTACAGAATGATAACTACACGAACAAAGACGGACAGAAGGTATATGCTGTACAGATCATGATAGAAGAGGTCGAATTCGCAGAGAGCAAGAATGCAGGGCAGCAGGATACGAACCAAAGGCAGCAGGATAGACCGGCATACACGGACGATGGCTTTATGAGCATTCCGGACGGAGCTGAGGAAGAATTACCGTTCAATTAGAAGCGATATCGGAGAAGGGATACAACAAAGCCATTGATGATTTCGAGATATGGCTGAAAACCGAGAAGCACAAAGCAATAGACGAAAAAACAGGTGAGCTGCTGATCGCAAGAGATGGCGTCTGGGTTGACGCCTTTGAGACATTTAAGAAGGAATACAAGCCGGAAATTAAATCAAAGGTCAGAAGGGTACTGAAAAAAGTATGTGAAGTACCTGGAGCTGTGGGCCAGGAGACACTCGACATCTTGTATGAGATATGTAGCATGATTCAAAGCAGGAGGGAAAAGGATGACAAAGACGGTGTTGGAGCAGTACATAAGCGTGAAACAGGAGATTCGGGAGATAGAAGCCCGGATTGAACGGTTAAATAGCAAGCTGGACAGAATCAACCGGGAAGGAAATGTGAAAGATGCTGTTAAGGGCGGGAATGGTGGATTCCAGATGTTCCATATCGAGGGATTCCCGGTAGCGGAGGAGGACGAGGCTAAATATCTTTTGTCAAAAAATATCCGCCTACTGGAAGAGAGAAAAGCCAAGGCAGCAGAGCTGGTGGTCAGCGTTGAGGAATATTTGAATACTCTGGATGATAGCCGGATGCGGAGAATGATAAGCATGAGATACATCGAGGGAATGCCATGGGGAAAGATAGCTCACAGGATGGGTGGAAGAGCTACGGAAGAGAGCTGTAGAAAAGAAGCTGAGCGGTTCTTAAAAAAATAAAAAAGTTTGTCCGTTTTGTCCGCTCAATATATGCTATCATCAAACTGGAATCAATGTAAAGATATAAGAGATTCCTCCTTTGGACATGGAGCAGGGAAGCAGTCGGCACGGTGTGCCGGCTGCTTTTGCTATGTGGAGAAAAAAAGAATGAAAAGACTGGACCATGAAGGAAGCCACAGAGGCGCATTCGAAAAGAACAAAAAGAAGATTCTTGCAACACAGAAAGTGTGCGGCATCTGTGGAAAGCCAGTTGACTTTTCATATAAATATCCGCATCCACTATCGCCATGCATTGACCATATCATACCGATAGCGAAAGGCGGACATCCAAGCGACCTGTCGAATCTGCAGCTGGCACATTGGACATGTAACCGGCAGAAATCAGATAAGCTGGTAGAGCTCAAAGGATATGATGCAGGGCAACGGGAGGCAATCAGTAACCGTGTCCTGCCGCAGTCGATGGACTGGACACAGTACCGAGGATAGGGGGGCATATCCCCCTCCCGGTGGGGGCGAATGACGTTCCCGCCGTCACTGTACAAATTTCTCGCTGAGAAAATCATGGAGGTAAGACATGAGTGAATATAAAGGCATCACGTACCTGAGAAACAAGCTGGCAACGAAGCAGACAAGGGTACATACACGGTACACATATTATGAGATGAAGCACGTAGCGGAAGATCTTAGGATATCAACTCCGGATGGGCTGGAGTGGTTCAAATCATGTCTGGGCTGGTGCGGAAAAGCAGTAGATTCCATTGCAGATCGGCTTGTATTTCGGGAATTCAAGGATGATAACTTCGACCTGAATGAAATATTCAGGATGAACAATCCGGATACACTCTTTGACAGTGCAATCCTCTCGGCCCTGATCAGCGCATGCGGCTTCGTATATATCTCAGCCGATCAGGAAGGATATCCAAGGCTTCAAGTTATCGATGGATATAATGCGACTGGTATCATAGATCCGATCACTGGACTTCTAAAAGAAGGCTACGCAGTGATTGAACGGAATGAAGATGGGATTGTGACGAAAGAAGCCTACTTCATCCCCGGCAGAACAGATATTTATGCAAAAGGAATATCGGTTCCAGAAATTTATATGAATGCAGCACCATATCCACTACTGGTTCCGATCATCTTCCGGCCGGATGCAGTCCGGCCATTTGGACATTCGAGAATCAGCCGGGCGTGCATGAGTATAGTGAACTCAGCTATGCGAACGGTCAAACGTTCGGAAATATCAGCTGAGTTCTTTTCTTATCCGCAAAAGTATGTCTTGGGATTAGCTGAAGATGCGGAACCGATGGAAAAATGGAAAGCTACAATGTCCACGATGATGACATTCTCAAGAGACGAAGATGGGAACCTACCGACGCTTGGTCAATTCCAGCAACAGAGCATGGCGCCACATCTGGATCAGATTCGTTCTTTTGCGGCATTATTTGCCGGAGAAACAGGATTGACTCTGGACGATCTGGGATTCGTCACAGACAACCCAAGCAGTCAGGATGCAATTAAAGCAAGTCACGAAAATCTTCGCCTTGTCGCACGGAAGGCGCAGAGGACATTCGGAAGTGGATTCCTAAACGCTGGCTATTTAGCGGCGTGCGTCAGAGATGACTTCCCGTATCAAAGAAGACAGCTCTATCTGTCCACTCCGGTATGGGAGCCGGTATTTGAACCGGATGCCGCCATGCTGAGTCTGATCGGAGATGGAGCAATTAAGATCAATCAGGCAGTACCTGGATATTTCAACAGTGATAACCTCCGGACAATGACCGGAATTGACAAGAGCGATTTGAAACCGCCGGTTCAAGAAGTTGCACCGGTGCAACAATAGGAGTGACCAATGGAAGATATAGCGCCAGAGTTATTAGCGAGAATTGAACAGGAGTTTGAAGAACAGTTTAAGTCGGATTCCCTTCTTGCAGATTTGGCGGCGAAGCTGGAGGCAGGGACGGCGACCCATACGGAAGCATATGAATATGCCGGAAGAGTCGGGGAAATCCTGACAGATGCCTATCAACATAATATAGTATCCTCCAGCTTGCCAGATGGAAAATTATGGTATAACATAGCCAATCGGGTAATTACTCCGACTATGAAGAACAACTATGACATCATCTCAAAGTATGTGACAGATGTACAGACGAGCCTTAACAAGGCAGCAGGCCTAGGGATCAAGGCCTTACCGCCGGATATGGATGTGTCTGATAAGATTCTTGGCATTGTAAACAGAGTATCCGGCGAAGAGTCCTATGATGATATAAAATGGATCCTGCAGGAACCAGTTAAAACATTCGGCCGTAATGTTGTTGATTCATCTATCAGGACAAACGTGGAATTTCAAGGGAAAGCGGGTCTGACACAAAAGATCGTTCGAAAAACATCAGGAAGTTGCTGTAAATGGTGCACGGCGCTGGCTGGCACATATACATATCCGGATGTACCGAGAGATGTGTACCGGAGACATGACAATTGTCGATGCACGGTCAATTTTGATCCTGGAAACGGTAAGATACAGAATGTCCATTCTGGAAAAGAAGGAAAAAGACGATATGTCCAGGATAAATATGGCGGATACACAAAAACGAAAGAGGACCGGATTGCACATGCAAAGGAAATGGCGGCAACAGAGGAAGCCAGAAAGGAAGCAGCGAGGGAGAAGAGGATTGAGACATGGAAAAGAAAGAAAAATAATGCAAATGTTGTAAACGACACAAAAGATGATATAATTAAAGTAACAAAGGTTATTAGTGGCCATAGTAGCGCACCTAAAATATCTGAGTCAGGAGATGTAATTGACCACTTAGGAAAAGATGGAAAAGTAGAAACAAGAACTTATTATGGACAAGATTCATATAAGAAAAAAGAAATAACAACGCATAATCATGGATTTCCTAAGACACATCCATATGGCATCAATGGTGAACATGCACATGATTATGAGTGGGATTCCGAAGGAAAATTGATAGAGAGAACAACGCGGGACATAACAGAACAGGAAAAGAGAGAGAACGGTGATATATTATGAAAGAGGAGAAATTAAAAAGTATATTAGACGACTGTTGCAATGATATCTACTTTATTTACAATGGAAAAAATGGTGGAGTGACACCTGAAGTGCATAATTATAAAAAGACATATCACGCTTGGTATGGAGAAAAAATAGTAGACTACACTTCTTTGGATGAACTTCTTAAGGCTACGTTGTTTGATGGAAAGAAATTGCTTGAAATTGCTGAAAATACTGAAATAGAGGTTTCATAGCAATATTATTTGATAAAAGTTACAGAGAAAAATAAAAGGAGACACCATGTCAAGAGATGATTATTTCGTCCTTGTTTACCAGATACTGGCATATCTATATACATGCTTGAAAGAAGGGCAGCAGGCCGATCCTGATTACCTGAAGCCGGATAGTCCTCTACTGGGTATCAATGAACAGTATTGGACATATATTATGACAAACATGCTGAAACAGGGATATATTGAGGGCATTACAGTGATAAAAGCATGGGGAAAGCAACTAATCATATCAGATCTTGAAAATTGTATGATTACACCGGCAGGGATTGAATATCTCTGTGATAACTCATTTATGCAGAAGGCAAGACAGTTATTGAAGGACATAGGTGCAATCGCACCATTCGTATTTCATTAGCACCGGTTCAGAAGAGCCGGTGTTATTTTTATGCAAAGAAATAAAGGAGGCGGGCTATGGCAGAAACCCGAAAAGGCCGCCAGACACCCACGCAATCCGTTACGCTGCCTTATCGGGAGACGAAGGGGCAGGAGGCTATTGATTATTACAATGAAACAGGCAGAACCGCCCAGGAATGGCAGGAGCTTCTGATATATGACATTCTGGCGGTCGGAGAAGACGGGCTATGGGTACACACGAAATTTGGATATTCGGTGCCGCGTCGAAATGGAAAAAATGAGGTAGTGGCTATCCGGGAATTATATGGACTGATGAACGGAGAACATATTCTGCACACAGCGCATAGAACGACAACAAGTAGTTCGGCATCAAAAAGACTGGCGGCCCTGCTATCCGGAAGAGGATATACAGAGGTTGCACGGCCAAAGAAGGGTGAAAAATATGACAAACATTACACGTATTCAAAGCAGATGGGATTGGAATGCATTACAATCCTGGGCGAGGGAGGCGGTATCTGCAGCTTCCGTACACGATCCTCCAAGGGTGGCCTTGGTGAAGGCTTTGACCTCCTGGTCATAGATGAAGCACAGGAATACACAGACGATCAGGAATCAGCGCTGAAGTATGTGGTATCAGACAGCATGAATCCACAGACGATATTCTGCGGAACACCGCCGACTCCGGTCAGCACCGGTACGGTGTTCACAAAACTTCGAAACAATACACTGACCGGCGAGACGATCAATACAGGCTGGGCGGAATGGTCCGTACCGGAGCAGTCAGATATCCGAGACCGGGAGCTTTGGTACGAAACGAATCCATCGATGGGAACAATCCTGACAGAGCGAAAGGTAGCTGACGAGATTGGTTCTGATGAGATAGATTTTAACATCCAGCGACTTGGGCTATGGATTCGATACAATCAGAAATCAGCAATCAGCCGGGCGGAGTGGGAGGAATTGAAATGTGACGCATTACCGAAGCTTCGCGGCAAATTGTTTGTTGGAATTAAATACGGAAATGACAGCACGAATGTGTCTATGTCTATTGCGGTTAAGACCACTAAGGGTAAGATCTTTGTAGAATCAATAGATTGCCGGCCAATCAGGGCGACGAACACATGGATCATGGCATTCTTACGGGAGGCGTACATCGATAAAGTGGTAATCGACGGAGCTGCCGGTCAGAACATCCTTGCTAAACGGATGAAGGAAGCCAAGATGAAAAAACCGGTCTTGCCAACCGTTAAGGAGGTAATTGCCGCCCATACCCTGTTTGAACAGGGGCTGGAGGAACAAACGATCTGCCACATGGGACAGCCATCGCTGGAGCAGGTTGTCAGCAATTGCGAAAAAAGAGCCATTGGAAGTAGCGGTGGATTTGGTTATAAATCACAGCGTGAGAATATAGATGTGTCGCTTTTGGAAAGTGCAGTCCTGGCATATTGGGCATGCCATGAGAGCAAGGAAAAGAAGACACAGCGGATTAGTTACTAATAGCACCTGAAAAGGTGCTTTTTTAGTATAAAAAATACCGACACTACCGGGAAAGTAGGGAAAGGAGCTATTATGAGTGAATTTGTAGCAATCACAACACAGGAGGCATTTGATGCCGCAATCGGCGAACGGTTGAAACGGGAACGCGAGACGACAGCGAAGAAGTATGAAGGGTATATCTCTCCGGAGGATCACCAGAAGGCGCTTACGGAATACGAGACGAAGCTGACAGATGCGAACACGAAGCTGACCGAAGCGACGAATAAGGCGGAGACACAGAACAAGGAGCTTGCAGACAGGGACGCAAAGATTAAGAAGTACGAGACCGACTCGGTTAAAACGAGGATTGCACATGAGGTAGGAATCCCTTATGAACTGTCAGGAAGATTGTCAGGAGATAATGAAGAGTCGATCCGTAAGGATGCGGAAACCCTTCTGGCGGCAATCGGCAAGACGAAACCGACTGCCCCGCTCGCAACGGGTGAGCCTTCTGGTACAGATTTAGCAGATTCAGCAGCAAACGCAGCGTTAAAGAAGACGCTTGCAGGATTGAAAGGAGAATAAACATGCCAACAGCAAAAGGTAATTTATTTGATCAGGTATTAGTAACGGACCTCATGACGAAGGTCAAGGGTACATCATCCCTTGCCAAATTAGCAGCACAGACTCCAATACCGTTCAATGGACTGAAAGAATTCACATTCACACTGGATCAGGATATTGACATTGTGGCAGAAAACGGTAAGAAATCAGAGGGTGGCATCACAATCGCCCCAACGAATATCGTACCGATTAAATTCGAGTATGGAGCAAGAGTTAGCGACGAGTTCCTGTATGCAACGGAGGAAGCACAGCTTGATATCTTGAAGGCATTCAATGAAGGCTTCGCCAAGAAGGTAGCGAGAGGCCTTGATCTTGCAGCTTTTCACGGAATTAATCCACGTACAGGCATCGCATCCAGCGTCATTGGAACGAATTGCTTTGACTCACTTGTGACGCAGAAGGTAACATATGTGGCGGCCACTCCGGATGATAATATCGAAGATGCAGTCGCTATGGTACAGGGATCAGACGGAGATGTCACTGGTATGGCATTCGCGACCGCATTGGGAACGGCGCTGTCCAAGGTGAAGGCGAATGGTATCCCTCTGTATCCGGAATTTAAATTTGGAGCAAATCCGGGCAGTTTAGGCGGCATGCCGGTGGATGTAAACCGGACAGTATCAGATAAATCCAGTAAGGATCGGGCCATTATTGGTGACTTTGCAAACGCATTCAAATGGGGCTATTCAAAGCAGATCCCATTGGAGATCATCCAGTATGGCGATCCGGATAACTCCGGCAAGGACTTAAAGGGACATAATCAGGTATATCTCCGTGCAGAGGTATATTTAGGCTGGGGCATCCTTGCACCGGAATATTTCGCACGCATTGAGGAAGCAGAATAAGGAGAATCTATGAAGTATAAGAACATCAAGACCGGTGCGGTGATTGATGCTGCTTCAGAGATTTCCGGAGAGGACTGGCAGGCGGTAGAGCCTGCCGAAATCCCGGAAAATCGAAAAGTTGCACCGGTGCAACCAAAAAGAAAGACAAGGGTGAAGGCGGATGACGGAGTATGCGACAATTGATGACGTAATCAAGCTCTGGCGGAGCATGACACCGGAAGAGATTGAACGTGCTAAGCAGTTGATCCCGATCATATGCGCATCCCTTCGCCAGGAGGCGAAGAAGGTGCATAAGGATCTGGATGCCATGATAGCAACTGATGAAGATCTGGCACTTGTGGCGAAATCTGTCACGGTTGATGTCGTAGCCAGAACACTTCTGACATCTACCGAGGATGAGCCGATGACACAGACGACACAGTCGGCTCTGGGATACTCTGTATCTGGTACATTCCTGGTACCGGGTGGCGGATTATTCATCAAGAAATCAGAGCTGAGCAGACTGGGACTCCGGAGACAGAGGATAGGAGTGATCGATTTATATGAAAATCAAAGGGATCAGCATAATATTGGTCAGTAAAACACAGACAGGAGAGGATGCGTTCCATGCTCCGGTCTATGATTATTCTGAAGAAACAGTTGAAAATGTGCTGGTAGCTCCGGCTTCTAGTACGGAAATCCTAGATACGTTAAATCTGACCGGGAAGAAGATAGTATACAACCTTGCAATCCCCAAAGGAGATACGCACACATGGGAAGGTCAGTTGGTCAAATTCTTTGGAGAAACGTGGCGGGTGGTAGGAATTCCAGAACGGGGGATTGACGCATTAATCCCGGGCGATTGGAATCAGAAGGTGCAGGTGGAACGGTATGATTAAGAAGGTTACATTAAATAGCACAGGTGTCAAAGCTCTTCTTAAATCCGATGAGGCATTGCAGATATGCAAGGATTATGCATATTCAGCGCAGTCGAAGCTTGGCTCAGGATATGAAGTGACATACATGAAGGGAAGACTTCGCGCGAATGCAGAAGTGGCGGCAGTTTCTAAAGCGGCAAAACAGGAAAATATGAAAAACAATACAATATTAAAGGCGGTGGGAAGCAGTGGTGATTGAGGAGATAGTACAGAAATATTTGCTGAGAAAATTGAATTATCCGGTGCTGACAGAACGGCCGGAGAAAGCGAAAGCCCCATACGTGTTGATCGAAAAAACTGGAAGTGGGAAATCAGAACATATCTGTTCATCGACGATCGCATTGCAATCATATGCAGATTCTCTATACCAGGCTGCTATATTAAATGAACAGGTAAAAGAAGCAATGGATACGCTGGCTTGCATAGATGAGATATGCCGGAGTCAGTTAAATTCAGATTATAACTTTACAGACCCGACAACGAAACAATATCGTTATCAGGCAGTGTATGACATTATACATTATTAGGAGGTAAGTCATGGATTCAAAAAATGTTACAACGGGAAAACCTAAAATCACAGGCTCTATCTACAGAGCACCGCTGGGAACCGCCTTGCCAACGGATGCGGCATCTGAATTGAATGAAGCATTTAAGGAATTGGGATATTTAAGCGACGCGGGATTGGTTAACAGTAATTCAATGGAAACATCGGATATAAAAGCCTGGGGCGGTAATGTTGTTCTCACGACAGAAACGAGCAAGCCTGATACATTCAAATTTAATCTGATCGAGGCACTGAATGTAGAGGTTCTCAAAACTGTGTATGGAGACGACAATGTATCCGGCACCCTGGATACTGGAATTGCAATTAAAGCGAATTCAAAAGAACAGGAGCCGTGCTGCTGGGTATTTGATATGATTCTCCGCAATAATGTATTGAAAAGAATCACGGTACCGAATGCCAAGATAACCAGCGTGAGTGATGTGTCATATACGGATTCGGATGCAGTCGGATATGAGAGTACAATTTCAGCATTGCCGGATACAGCTGGCCAGACACATTACGAATATATTAAGAAATCGTCGGAGGGATAATATGAAGGGTATAACATCATCAGGATTTGAATATGAGATCAATGAAGGCATCATAAAAGATTGGAGATTTACTAAGGCAATCGCCCTTGCAGACAGCGAAGATGAGACGGATAAGCTGAGTGGTTACACAAAAGTGGTTCAGTTACTTCTTGGAAAAGAGGGCGAAAAGAAGCTTGAAAAGCACGTAATGACTGAGGATGGTATGGTTCCAATGGAATCGATTAACAGAGAAGTGATCGAAATGATGCACGCATTGAGACAGAATCCGGAATCAAAAAACTGATGATCCTCGCCCACATGATTGCCACAGATGAGGAAGCCCTCATCTGTGATTATGCAGAAACATATCACATATATGATTATCAATCGCTGCCAGTGCACCTGGCGGCGATTTTTGCATGCGGGATGAGGAAAGATTCAAGGATTAGACAGAAAATGGAAAATGTCCGGGCGGATACAGATGAACTGTTCCTGGCTGCAATCTTAGATAAGGTTAACTGGCTATGTTGGTCGAAGACGAGAGATGGAAGGGATGGAGTGAATCAACCGAAATCTGTATTCGACACGTTGATTAATACAGATAGTGAAAAGACAGATGCATTTGATACACCGGCTGAATACGAAAAACGAAGAAAAGAGATATTGAAAGGAGGACACCATGGGAAGTGAATTGGCAAAAGCATATGTACAGATTGTTCCAACTGCAAATGGGATGAAAGAAAAGCTGGAAGAGATTCTCGGAAAAGAATCGACAAACACCGGGCAGCAGGCTGGAACAAATATTGGCAATTCAATCGGCTCATTTATTAAAAAGGCGCTTGTGGCTCTTGGAATAGGGGACATGATTAAGAATGCGATCATGGAAGGTGCTGACTTCGAGCAGAACATAGGTGGTATTGAAACATTATTCAAAGAGTCAAGCGATGCCGTAGTTGGATATGCAAAGGATGCGTGGAAGACAGCCGGAATGTCAGCGAATGAATACATGGAGACGGCAACAAGCTTCTCAGCAAGCCTCCTGCAGGGCCTTGGCGGAGACACGGAGAAGGCAGCAGAGATCACGCAGATGGCCATTACAGATATGAGCGACAATGCCAACAAGATGGGTACAGATATGGAAGGTATTCAGAATGCATACCGTGGATTCGCTAAACAAAATTACACCATGCTGGACAATCTGAGCCTTGGATATGGTGGTACAAAAGAGGAGATGGAACGGCTGCTTGCAGATGCACAGGAGCTGACAGGAGTGGAGTATGACATCAGCAACTTATCAGATGTATATACAGCAATCCATGCCATTCAGGAGAATATGGACATCACCGGCACGACTGCAAAGGAAGCGAGCACGACGATATCCGGGTCCATTGATGCGGTAAAAGGTGCATGGTCAAATCTTCTTGCAGATATGACCATGGGAAATGACCTGTCAGATGACATTTCGGCATTAAGTGAGTCGGTCTTGACGGCTGCCGATAATTTACTGCCGGCTATATCGAATTTGCTGAGCGCAATCCCGCCGGTCTTGATTCAGCTGATACAGGAGATAGCTCCGCCATTGATACAGGCTACTCTCGAGACAATCGCATCTCTGGCGAACACGCTTGCTCAGTCACTTCCAACTTTGATAGATGCAGGATTGAGTGCACTTTTCTCAATTGTCGACGCACTGATCGCGAATATTGGGGTTATCATTTCGGCCGGATTACAGCTGGTTTTGGGGCTGGCAACTGGCCTCCTACAGGCTATTCCCCAGCTGATTTCGCAGGTGCCGGTAATTATAGAGTCTGTGCTGACGACGCTGCTTAGCCTGATTCCCCAGGTGATAGAGGCTGGATTGCTCGTATTTTCGTCTCTGGCCGAAAATCTGCCCGGTATCATTTCGAATCTGACATCAATCATCCCCCGGCTGATCGATTCTATCATTAGCACTATAATTCAGTTACTGCCACTGATTGTAGAAACTGGCGTGAAATTGCTGAGCTCCCTGGTTTCCAACCTGCCACTTATCATTAAATCTATCGTTTCAGCGGTTCCACTTATCATTAATTCGCTGAATCAGGCATTTGGCGATCTGATGCCCGTACTCGTACAAGTTGGTTGGGATCTGTTCAATTCGCTCCTGAAAATGCTACCTCAGGTCTTGCTGTCAGTCTTCGAGTCCGGATACGAAATCGTAAACGGGCTGATCAGCGTATTTACGGAGTGCTATCCTAAGTTATTCGAAATCGGCAAAAATATGCTGGACGGAATTTGGCAGGGTATCAAAAATGGCTGGAATGGACTCGTAGAGGCAGTGAAAGAGTTGGCAGGAGAATTGCTGTCAGGAATAAAGGAGACACTTGGCATACATTCACCATCCAGAGCATTCCGGGACGAAGTCGGAAAGATGATAGACTTAGGCCTTGCAGAAGGTATATCAAAGAACATGAATGCAGTAGACGGTGCAATGGATGATCTGAACGATGCAATGGCTGAGGGAGTGAACACAGATGTCGCACTACAGGCGGATTATGCAGGAAAAATGGCAATATCGTCCGGATACGCAGATGACAGGTCAATGTATAATCTGCTCACGAAGCTGATGGATGCGATAGATAAGCTCCCTGGAAATATCGGGGCAGAAATTGCCGAGGAAATGGATAACACGTCTATTTCATTGAATAATCGGGAATTTGGTAGATTAGTAAGGGCGGTGGTCTAAATGGTGGAACAATTCAAATATGTGAATCATTTAAGCGAAGAGATACAGTTCGGCGAAGCAGGTATGTATGTGGATGAGAACGATATTCGGGATTTCGCATGGGATGTCATTAGCAAAAATGATAAATATACCGGATTCAAAAGAACGACGGCATCAAAAAAGCTACCTATCCGGATTGCGGATGAGGATCCGGAGATTGCAAACAATCTTCGTAACCGGCTGTTCGAGGTGTGCGAAAAGGATATCCTTGCAGTCAGCCCGGGACGTCTTGTCCTGGGCGACTATTACATAAAGGGATATATTACAGAATCCGCTACCTCTGGATTTGAAAACAGAAAGACCTCTATGACAAGTCTTACGTTTGAAACGGATAATCCGTTCTGGATTCGGGAAGAAACACATGTATTCGGATATGGAAGTGTAGACGGTGATTTGGACTATAAAAACGACTTTCCATACGACTACACATCGAATATATTAGGAAAACAGCTGGTGAATCCGGGATTTGTCTCATCAAATTTCCGGATGATCATATATGGCCCGGCAGGGCCGCCGGCAGTAACAATCGGCGGGCATACATACAAGGTGAATACCTCTGTGGAAGATCATGAGTATCTGCAAATTGATTCGATAGAAAAAACGATAGAGCTTGTTAAGCAGAACGGAGAAAGAGTGAATTGCTTCGGCAGCCGGGATCGGGATTCTTACATTTTTGAGAAAATCCCGTCAGGAACGTCCAATGTGGCGCTGAGCTCTGACTTTAAGGTTGATATCACGCTACTTGAAGAAAGGAGCGAGCCGAAATGGATTTAATATATGCTGATGCAGACAGAGAAGACCTCGGGGTCTTAAAGGATTACAAGTGGGATCTTGCATACGGAAAAGATGAGAATAACTTTACATGTGAGGTCGCTTTACAGAACAGCAAATGCAAAGAAGGGTTCTATCTATACATGGATGGGACGGAGTATGGCGGGATTGTAGATACGGTTACAGTAGACACAGGAAGTGATACATTAACCTATTCCGGCCGGACATGGCATGGAATCCTGGAATCAAAGATCATTCAGCCGGATGCCGGGATGGATTACCTGACGCTGTCCGGGGATGCACATACAGTGCTCAGAACATTGATTAACCGGTTAGGACTTTCGGATCTGTTCCGGGTTGCCACTGGAAATTCCGGGATACAGATAAATTATAAAATGGACCGGTATATTAAAGCGTATACCGGAATCCGGAAGATGCTGAGGGCATCAGGATCAAAGCTCAAGCTGTCATATGACGGAGCATATGCAGAGCTGGCCGTTGTACCGGCTACAGATTACTCTGCAGATGAGCAGTTTGATACGGATCAGATTTCATTCAAGGTGTCAAAAGATTATCATCCGATCAATCACATGATCTGTCTCGGCACCGGCGAGCTGAAAGACCGGATGGTCGTGCACATGTACACAGATGCCAAAGGGAACATATCTGGAACACAGACGATGACAGGTCTGCAAGAGATTTGTGAAACATATGACTATGCCAATGCGGAATCAAGAGAAGACTTGATCAAAGGCGGAACGGAGAAGCTCCAGGAGGCATGGGGCAAGAGTACGATTGATTATGATTTTGAAGCGAGTGCAGAAGTGTATGATATCGGAGACATCATTGGAGCAGTAGAGAGGAACACAGGGATAGCTGTTAAAGCAAGCATTACAAAAAAGATCGTAACAGTATCCAACGGGACTGTATCGATAGATTATGACAGCGAAGCAATGACCGGAACGGTCGACACGAGTGAATGTTAGGAGGAGAACGATGGTACATTTAATTACAGGATATGCAAGAAAGGCACATATTAATTCAGCTGATCAGGGAAGTTTCAATGCTTCCTTTGCCGGAGCAGGCGAATTCGTGATGGAAATGGGAAATCAGTTTGCAGCTTCGATCGTGAATAATAACACTGTCCGAATTCAGGACGGAGATCTGCTCATGCAGGGCAGACACATCCGGATTGAACCAAACAGCTATGAAGACGTAACAATCGACACAGGCACGGCTGGGAAGAAGCGAATAGACCTCATAGTTATGACATACACGAAAGATACAAGCACAGGCGTTGAGACGGCAGCCCTGCAGGTGTTAAAAGGGGAAGAATCGGATGGAACACCCGCAGATCCGGTAAAGACAAGCGGGGACATCCTCGCCGGGGATGCGGTGAATCAGATGCTGCTTTATAGAGTAAATATCGATGGGGTGGCGCTGACGAATATAACAAAGGCATTTAAGGTTATCCCGACGTATAAGACCCTGGCAGAGCAGTATGAGGCAGAATTTAAGGCTGCATGTAATACATATCTGAATTCACTCAATATCCTTGATACGCAGGAGGAGGTCATGGCAAACACGTTGGCAAATCAGCTTGCCGGAGCCTTGGCCGTGAAAGAAGCCGTACAGGATCTGTGGAAAGTCACAGCTGTGTCTGTGACAGGCGAGGCGAATAGTCCAACTAGCGCTATAGACGCAATTCAGAAAGATAGATTCACAGCTGTGTTCAGGAAACAGGGAAATATCGTCCATGTATACCTGAAGAGACAGGGGGCTACAACAAGCGAGAAGGATATCCCATACAATGGGTACACGACGATATTGGAAGTGCCGGAGGCTTTCAAACCTATAATGACAGAAGTAAATTATGTGAATTTCAATGGCTCAATCGTAGGACAGGTCAGTATCACAGCAGAAGGCGAGGGACAGGTGTTAAGAATTGGCTATTTCCGAAAAAACGGGAACAGTATTGATTTAGCACCATCGGAGAGCGTATATGTGCATTTCGCATATTTCTGTAAATAGGAGGCAGTTATGATACGAGTACAGTTTAACGATTCACCTGCAGTTCACACTGTGGAATTTGATTCCACAGAAGATTCTGTGATACTGACAGGTGACACTCTGACGGAGAATCAATCTGGATTTAGAGCCTACCGCCTGAATGGAGCTCTGCTTGGAGATTATACAGATTACACAGAATGCCAGAGACATGAAGATGGATTCAGATATGAAAAGAAGGTGATGGAATGCTAGATGCAATCATCACCGGAGCGGTGGCAATCATCGTATGTATGCTGAATAACCTATATCAGAACAAAGCAGTAAGAAGTCAGCACGACAAGACAATAGCGTTGATTGATTATAAGCTCGAACAGTTAACACAGAGGGTCGATAAGCACAACAGTGTAGTTGAACGTGTTTATCATCTCGAAGAAAGAACAGAAGTACAGGAAGAGCGCATTAAGGTAGCAAATCATCGGATTGATGATTTGGAAAAAGAAAAATAGAAAGGGTAAAGGTGATTTTATGAAAGAAATTTTACTGAACTATGTAAAACCGGAACTGGTGATTTTAGCAGTAGTGCTATATTTTATCGGTCTGTGGCTGAAAAAGACGGAGTTTATCAAAGATAAATATATTCCGGCGATACTTGGTCTGATCGGTGTAGCTCTTGCAGCATTGTACGTACTTGCCACGTCCCACTTTGGCGGAGCATCCGACATCCTGATGGCAGTATTCACATCCATCATTCAGGGTATCCTGTGCGCCGGTCTGAGCACGTATGTCAACCAGATGATCAAGCAGATAAGCAAGAATGAATAAAACGAGGTGACAGGTATGGATATCATTAAAAGATTTGTTTCAAAAGAAAAATATGCAATCAAATGTCCGTATACCTTAAGCCCGATCGGGATTACAGTGCATAATACGGCCAACTCGGCCAGTGCGGCGAATGAGATTGCATACATGGCCGGAAACGATAAAGAGACCTCGTATCACTTTGCTGTGGATGAGAAAGAAATTATCCAGGCACTCCCGCTTGACCGGAATGGCTGGCATGCCGGCGACGGAGCAACCGGATCCGGGAATCGGCGGACGATTGCCATTGAGATCTGCAGAAGTACCTCAGACGATCTGGACCTGTTCCTGCAGGCGGAGAAGAATGCCGCATGGTTGTGTGCATCGCTCTGTATGCAGCATGGATGGACGACGAAGGACATCTATACACATAAGCACTGGAGCGGCAAGAACTGCCCGCACAAGACGCTGGAGCTCGGCTGGGATAGATTCCTGGCAATGGTGGATCAGAATATAGCAGATATGAGCAAGCCGGCTGAGGCGGAGAAGAAAGGAGATTTTGCAGACATGACAGCAGAGCAGAAGAAAGCATATGTAAAAGGCTTATATGTCACGTATACAGGAAGACAGGCGGATCCGTCCGGCCTTAACTACTGGATCAGTCAGATCGGGGACCAGACTGCACTGATTGACATTGAAAAAGCATTCGCCAATCAGGAGGAATGCCGGAAGTATGCCGTGAAGAACGCATACAGGAATGTGATGCGGCGGGAAGCAGATTCTGCCGGATTGAAATACTGGACTGACTGGCTGAAAAAGCATACGGCAGCAGAGCTGTATGATCAGCTTGTTGCACTTAAGAAAAAGGGGAATAAGTAAGGAATATGATAACAACCGAGACGATTAACAGAATCCTCGGTATCACAGAGAGCTTTCAGATGCACGATGTGCTGATGAAGGCTCTTTTTTGTATTGAGGAAAGAAACAGAATATTTGATGAATTTCTTCAGGAAGAGCAGGATCTGTCATATGATTGGTTTACTAACTATTTCCAGGAAGAGCAGAGCAATCGAAAGTCATTCATGCAGGACTATACACCGGCTTGTCTGTGTCGAACGTTATCGGGATTAGTAAGCAATGATTCGGATATATTAGATGAATGTGCCGGAATTGGAGGGCTGACGATATCAGAGTGGAATCGAAACCCAGATAGGACCTTTTATCTGGAGGAGCTTTCGGATAACTCAGTGGCGCTCCTGCTGTTCAATCTGTCGATTCGCGGTGTAAACGCATATGTAAGGCATGGCGATGTACTGACGAACCGCTTTAAGAAGGTGTATAGGCTGGAGAGAAATGGACGATTCAGTGATATAACGGAGACGACAGATAAAGAATATGAGGTAGGGACTGTTATATCAAATCCGCCATACAGTTTGAAGTTTGAAGCAGCCGAAGCATTCAAGGAAGATATTCGATATAGTCATTATGGTATGCCGCCGAAAGCAAAGGCTGACTATGCTTTTATCATGCATGCCCTATACAGGCTTAAGGATAATGGTCAAGCCTTGTTCATCCTTCCTCATGGAGTGTTATTCCGTGGACAAAAGGAAGGAGAGATCAGACGCCGGCTTCTGGAGGATGGAATGATAGAAGCAGTAATCGGGCTGCCGGACAAGTTGTTTCTGAACACGCAGATTCCTGTATGCATCATCGTATTGAAAAAGGGAAGAGCGGGTCGGGATGTGCTGGTTATAGATGCATCAAAAGAATTTATCAAGGGCGGAAAACAAAACGATATGAGCGAGGAGCAGATACAGAAGCTCTTGGATACTTACCGTAACAGGCAAGAAAAAGAGAGATACTCAAGGCTTGTATCCATAAATGAAATTGAGCAGAATGAATACAACTTAAATATTCCGCGATATGTAGATACATTCGAAAAGCCAGCAGAGATCGATTTAAGAATTGAAGTTGAGAAGCTTGAACAGCTGGAAAACGAAATCCATGATTCAGAGATGAAGCTTGGAAGTATGCTGAAGACGCTGACGGGAGATGCCGAGTATGAGGCTGAAAGAGACCGGCTGGTGAATCATCTGGAAACAAAAGAGATTCATGGCTTATCAGAGCAGACAAGGCAAATTGACAATTATATAGCACAACAAAGATCTGCATTATCCAACCAAGTTCAAGTGCGCCTATATGATGTTGCAGAGTTTGAACGAAGCAGGAAGGGCGTCATATATCCGGAAGGCAGCATTCTGATACAGGTGTCAGCAACGAAAGGACAGCTTGTATTCATGGATAAACAGGGCGAAGTGGATTCTAAATATGGAGTCATTACCCCAAAGGGAGTTGAATCCAAATATCTATATTATATACTCGAAATGGTTCTTCCGGGTTTCTTGGCTAGATATCAGACCGGCCTGAATATTAATCCGGATATATTCAAACATCTGGAGTTTGCAGTACATACAGATCGAGAGGTACAGCATACGGTAATTGCTATACTCGATACACTGCAGGAGCAGATAGGCATATGTGAGCAGGGAATCACAGGCTGGAAAGACATAAAGACGTTTCATTTGGATGGAATGTTTCCTTAA